ACCACCGCCGCCATAACCGCCGCGGCCGCCTTTGCCATACTGGGCAGGCTTTTTGGGCGTCAGGGCCGGCGTCGCTCCATCCAGGCCAGATGCAGCAGTTGCTACAATCGAAGACGAGCGCACAGAGACGGATGCCTCTGGCCCCGGCCCGCTGCCGTTTGCACCAGCGGCCGCGCCTGCCCCTAAGCCCCGGCTATACCAAATGCGGGCCCCATCATTCTCCCGCATCTCCATAGCCACACGATCCGGAGCATCCGCTTCAGTTTCGGTCAAGCCACCGCTCCAGGTATTGCCGTCCTCGTCGGTGACACTTTCCGCAGGATCAAAAAGCTGGACTGTTTCATCGTCAACGGTTGTGACTTCGGCCGCCTTCCCCGCGCCTTTGCCTCCGGGGATTCCCTGGTCACCGATTCCTCCGTATTTTTCCCCGGTGATGGGATCTGTGTATCCAGCCTCCGGGGCTTGTGCTCCAGCTGTGGTTGCAGCGCCGAGTTCTGTGTCGCTGCCGGCAGAGCCATCCGGATCATCCGGGTCATAGGCAGCACCCAGGCCACCTAAGCCGCAGCTGTACGGGATGGATGCTATATCAGAGATATCCAGGGTCCCTTCGAGGATCCTGGCGCCTGCACCCGGAGCGCCGCCTTCTCCGCCCACACCGCCGTCAGCCAGTCCGCAGCCTCGGTATTGGTCACCCCACGTAGGATCAGACCAGGATACGGACGGCGACGTGCCGACATCCCCGCCTTTTTGTCCGCAATGTCCTCCCTGGGCCCCGCTAATCAAAACATAGCGGATCAAAGTAGTCCCAGCCGGGATTTGGTAAGTTCCCGACCCGGTGAGCACGATGCGCTCATCCAGCGTCTGGGAGTCATCCACCTGCGGCGGCTTGAATCCCACCAGTGCAGATACGGTGGCCTTGAGCGTTCCGGATATTTTGATGTCCAGGCTCTTGAGGCACGCCTGGACCATCTGTCGGTCAAACGGATCATAGATGCCGACCACATTGCCATCCAGCTGTTGTCCCGGCAGGATGTCTCCGTCAAAAGTAGCCAGGCAGGCGTAATACTGCGCCAGACGCTGGGCCACATCGGATGAGTTGACCAGGGACACCAGAGTGGCGTCCGATACAGTCACCACATTGGGCTCTGCTGCCTGGGAGACATCAGCTGAGACCTGGCGGGTATTGTGGATATAGGCCGAGCCTATAAGTGTGCCATTTCCAGCCGTGATCTTGGCATAGTTGGCATTGCTCTCCAAAATGCTGAACCCAGAGGCACGAAGGTTGTACGCGGGCTCGGAGAATGTGATGATATCGCCCTGCTGGGACTGTCCCTCAAAGAGCGTGACCTCCTCTCCCCCCTGAACGTACTGGTGCTCTGTGACAACCACTTGCGTGACCTTTGCCCCGTAGGACATACTGGGACCCTGGTAGATCTGCGCCTGCGTGATATTGGCGGTATACCCGTCCCAAAGCCGCTCAATGTGGAGGACTCCATCCAGATCATCCCTGATCCATGCGCCGACGGCAAACAGGATCTGCGCCAGATTGTCCCGGCGGGATGCGATTGGCAGCCAACCATATATCTGTACGTCTTGCAGATTTGTTTTGACGACGCAGGGCACCGGGCCGCAGATTTCTGGGATAACCTGTCCCACGGTCTGTCCGGTGTAGATGCCGCCATAGTGCTGTTCCCCATGGATGAGCCGCCCAATGGCGGACATCGCGGATATTGCGTACTCGTCCGGACCGGTACGGGTGATGTCCTGGATGTAAAAATAGGCCGGCAGATCTGTGCTGTGGACATAAGTCAGCCGGGTATCTTGCTCGAATTCGAGGATACTGCTGTCACTGCACCGGACTGTGGCGTTTAAGGTGTTGGGCTCCAAGCTGTCCGCGATCAGGGACGTGGCGCGGTAGATTTGCGCGGAGCGGATGTCGTCATCCTCAAACACCCATTTACTGTAAATAATCTGATTCATGTAGGCGTCCTCTGCGGCTTTTTGGCCGTGAACTGTACCTGCAGGCCTCCCCAACGTGTGCGGTTGGCCACTTTCCCCCGATAGAGGTCTGTACCTTCGGAGACCATTGCGTCAAAGGTGATGGTGCTCTGCCCATACGGCAGGGTAAGGCTGTGGCTGGAGACTGGGGCTGAGATTGCCTCGTAAAAGGCATCGTAGTCGGCCGGAAACCGGGGATCCGGCTCCACCTCCATGGAATAGTCGTAATAGGTGCCCATGAGGTCTCTGGTGTAGTCTCCGGAAAGCATTGTTCCGGCGTTTTGGCCTTCGTCCAGCCGGAAAGAGCGCCCCAGGGTCTCATAGCGCACATTGAGCCGGTAAGATACACCATCCATGATAACCTGCACGCTCATACCCCCTTTGTGCTGACCAGGTGCACGCCTTGCCGGGCGGACTCCTGATCCAGCGAATAGGAAAGGTTCCGCGTAAATCCATCGGCTGCCCGCAGCACAATGGTGATCTGCCCAGTCCACCCACGCCCGGCCATGGCATCCCGGGCGGCCTGCTTGATGGTGGAATAGGGAGCAACCACCTCCGGCTCCTGCCGGTTATCGCCCAGGACGGCCAGGAAAGGATTGTTTGGCGGAATCACGCCGCCGGACGCAAATGCGGGGATGCTGTAAGTCGAAGCGTCCGCCATGGTACGGCTCCCGGAACCGGATGTTGTGACCTCAATATCTCCGCCTTTCCCGCCAAGGCCCAGCAGATCAAGAAACCATGCTTGTGCGTCTGCCAGCAGATTAATCAATTCCGCCAGTAGGTTCAGAAGAGTTGAAACAGCACCGGAAACGATTCCGATTGCAGTGGCGAACAGCTTCATTATAGGCTCCGCTGTCCTCATGGAGTTTGAAAAAGCGTTTATTATGGATTCCGCTACATTGCCCAGTGCCTCTAGAGGTTCTTTTAATGCTTCGGCTACTATGCCGATGAATTCTAATACTGGGCCAAGCTTGGCTCCTATGTTCTCTGCTATTGCCTGGATGATAGGGCCTAATGCTTCAAAAACAACAGAAAGCGTTTCCACCAGGTCTTGCAATGTGGGGCCAAACGCCTCCAGCAGCTGCGTTTTGAGGTCCGCCACGGACTGCCCCAGCGTGGCCAGGGTATCGTCCATCTCCAGTTGGGCCTGCCGGGATTCAAGAATAGCATCGCTGTTTTCGTAGAAGGAATCGCTGGCGGTCTTGTATGTGTTAGATAGTGTGTCCATCAACAGCCGAGCGCGGAGGCTCTCGTCATTCAGCATAGATAGCTGGCTATTTACTTCCTCCTCACTCAACCCGACCCAATTCAAGGCGTCCGCCAGGGTTCCGGTGACTTGTCCGGTTTTGGCCGTTTCATTGGCCGCTTCAATCAGCGATTCAATTGGGATGGATTCTCCAAAGGTGCCATAGACGCCTGCGGCAATGTCGATCCACTCTGCCACATCCTGCTCGTTTGTGGCAAGCTGGGATAGCAGCTGGGACGCCTCTGTGGCTTGCCCCGTATCTCCGAGAATCGTGTAAAAGCCCTCATAGGCCTGCTTCGCCGTGTCCGCCCCGAATCCCGCGGTCTCAAACGCGGTATTCAGCAGGGCCATGGATTCCCGGTACTCCTCCGTGGCTTCGTCTAGATTCCAGATGGCCTCAGCGGCCTGAAGCGCAATATCCAGCAGCTTGGTCATTGCGCCGCCCACAAAGTTGGAAATGACCCCGTCCGCCAGGGAAAAGCCATCGTCCATCCCGTCTGCGGCATCGCCCACATCGTTCAGACTGTCCGAGGAGTCCTCTGCGGAGTCATCCACATCGTTCAGCCTCTGCTCAAAATCCCGGAGTTCCTGCTCCGCGAGGGACGCCCGGGCCCGCGTCAAATCCAGCTCCAGATTGAAATCATCCAGCTGGCTCTGACTGAGAGAGCTGTCGAGATGATTCGCAGCATCCTCCATCTGCGCCAGCCGATCCGCCGCGAGGGCGGACTGCTCCGCCAGAAGCCGCTGCTTCTGGGCAAGCAGCTCTGTATTGGTGGGGTCCAGTTTTAGAAGCCGCTCCACATCCCGCAGGTTCTTCTGCACAGTAGTAAGCTGTGTGTCGGTCTCGCGCAGCGCCTGGCTGAGTTTTGTGGTGTCGCCGTTGATCTCAATGGTGATGCCTTTGATTCTGCTTGCCATAGTGCGACACCTCCTTAAAAGCTGTCAAAATCGTCCTGTGTCGGGAGCTGCTCATACGTACAGTGGTCATTGGCGGCTTCCGTCATCATGTCCCATATCATTCCAATTGTGAGCAAGTCCAGGTCTGACATGGATAAGCCCATCTGTGCTGCCCGTAGCAAGAACAGGGCGGTTGTCATTGGCCGGTCTATCGGCCTTGTTTTTTTTTAGCGTCCACAAGGGTCCGGACATTTTCCAGCCAAAGCTCAGAAATCACAGGGAATACTGTGTAGATGCTGAAGGAGCTGAAGGTCTCCAGCCATTCCTCCACAGTATTTGCCTCCAGGCTGGGATCCGCGTGCTTGGTCATCAGGAACGCCACATTCTCAAAGAGCGTGAGGATGTCCACAGGGACGCTCTTTTTCTCCTTCTGAGCCTTGAGAATCTCTTTGCGCATGAAGGCCATGTCCTGCATGATATCCCGATGGAAGCGCAGCCTGTATAATCGGGGGATTGCGGCAGTCGCCCGGAATGTCACTGGGCGGCCGTCGATCTCAATCGTTTTCTCCATAATCAGCCTCCAGCATTAGCGGTGACTTTGGCAACGCCGCCGGCCATTGCCTGTTTGTCGGCATTGACCTCCACCACAGCGATCTGCTGGCCGGTGGTTGCGGTGATCTCCTCGCTGCCGTCCCAGTCGGTCCATCCCTCGCTGAGTACCTGCCCATAGGCGGGGAGCGCCACAAGGGCGGAAGTCTGATACTTATAGCTGTTCCCTCTGGTCAGCTCGGGAGCGACTGTCAGGGCTGTCTTGCCAGACGTCGCGCCGGCGGCGCTGATCACCACCAACTTCCCAAGCGGCTGCCATACCGCGTCATACCAGCCGGCGTACTGGGCGGCCGGCGTGTCCACCGTTGTCCGGGCCTTTGTATTGCCGTTGGGCAGTGGCGAGGCCGTCAGGTTCATAGTCTCGGTGGAGGGTTCCTTAGTGTTGTTCGTGGTGCCGCCCGATACGCTGGGGCGGGTGCATGTACAGTTGTACAGCACATGGCGGATTGCCTTCTTATCGCCGTCAAATTCAAAAAGCAGCGCAAAGGGACTTGTCTGGTTGTTGATATTCTCCACCAGCACCTGTGCGGCCTCGTCCATGGTCTCATGAAGCACATCCTGGCGGAACTGATCGGGGATCAGCGCGACCTCGAAAGTGCCGGAGTAACCATCATTCGCAGCGGTCACAAAATACGCCATGTTATCAGCGTAGAATGTCGATGTGTCGCCCTGGGCGTCCATGGTCAGGCTGACAGAGCCGGGAATGGGGATGGGTTTCCCGTATGTAACCGTTCCGTCCTCGCCGATGGTAAGGAGCGCGTAATGGGCATTTTTGAGGCCGTATTTGACCTTGTTAGGAGTATTGGTAGGCATTGTCACACCTCAATTTCGTATATGATCTCATAGCATTGCTCGTCATCCAGGTATTCCTCAGACTTTTCCCAGCACAGGTCCTTCAAAGCAGCCTCTACCGCGTTTTCTGCTTCCGGGGCCTTGCTTTCCGTGTACAGTTCAATGGTGATGCGGTTGATGACCTGATACACCACATCATCGGCATTAAAATTGTTCGTGCTGGAGAACAGATAGCAAATAAAGGGGAGCGGCGGGGCATTTCCCACAGGGAACGCCCGGTAAGCCACCGGGAGGCCGGTTGTTTCCAGCAGCTTTTTGATTTCCTCCAGGCTCATGGACTTCCTTCCCCCAATTTCCTCCGAAGCTCTTGTTCCAGTTCACGCTCTGCGAATTCTTCCGCAGGGGCGATATGCGGGAAAGCTCGTGTCCGTCCCCCGTTCGTTTTGGCGTGACCGTTCTCCAGCAGGTGTGTCAGCTGATAGTGCTTGCGGTTGTATACAGTGATCTGGATGCTGCCGGCGTTGTCATAGGTTTTCTTC